CCGGTTGCTTCGCGCCGGCGTTACCGATGTAGGCATTCGCTTTCGCTAGATCGGCTGGGTTGCTGGTGGCATCGATCAGGATCCAGGGGGCCGACTTGCCTGGCTTTGCTGTTCCTTGTCCGATGCGAGCTAGGACTCGCTGTCCTACTTTATTCTTTAGCGCGTTCTTTAGCGCCACGTTGAAGAACAGGATGTTTTCGTGTTCTTCGTTTGTGTCCAGGTTTGTCACTCGGACTTCGATGGCATCGGTTTCCCCATGCACCGTTTGGATTCCGGTCTTGTATTCGACCGGGGTGATGATGAGCAGCTGGTTTGCAAGGTCAGCGACTTTAGGCTGATCTCCCCCAGTGCTTAGTTCTGCGAAGTTTGACATTCGCATTCCCCCTTCTCTGTTTGGGTGTTGCTTTGTTGGTTTGCCAACGCTGTTTCTTTCATTTCCTTGACGACGTCGCTCATCGTCTTCATTGGAATATCTGTCGTGCGGCTGTTTATTTCATTCATTCTGTTTTGCGCTTCTTGTAGTTTGACAATGAACTGGTCAACAAGTTTCGCGCTAATTTCTATCTGATCGTCGTTGCCCAGATCGGAGATTCGGATTTGATCTCCGTAAAGTGATATCGCGATATCAATTCCGCCGACCTGTGCTTGGCTTGAATAGATGCTCATGGCTTTGTGTCTCCGTTGCATGCCTTCGCTAGGTCTTCGCTGAATGGTTGGAAGTACGGGCAGTAGTTGCATAGGCGATCGGCGCTCGCTGGTATCAGTGACCAGAGATCCGGGCTGTTCTCGACGTCCACCGTCGCAAGCAAGGAATAAACGTTATCGAGACGTTCTAACGCTTTGATCGCAACGCTTTCGTCGTAATCGTGAAGTTCCACATGCATGTCGTCGAGGCTGCCCCCGGTAGGCAGGTAGACCAGCGCCACTTGATTGACTTCGGATCCGCTTTGTGCTTTGCCGTAGCCGTAGAGCTGTACTTGGACTAGCTGCTGTTGCGTCGCGCCTTCTTTGCGTCGCTTCTCTAATCCAGTGCTGCCTGTGGTTTTCCAGTCCATCACGATTCCGCGCCGCTTGTCGAAGAGGTCGACGGTTCCGGTGAGATTGGCACGAATCGTCACCTTCTGCTCGACTTCGTAATCTTCAAGTTTGGCGAAGATATCTGCTAGATGTGCATGGATCGCTGTTCCTACCTGCGCTGCCCAGTTGCCCCCACCCATCTCGTTTGGCTTATCCCAGTCGAGAAGTTTGTAGGCAATCCTTCGGGTGCATTCGTGTCCGATTTCGCTTGGCCCTATGTAGACCTGTTTCGATCTCGGTGTCCAGGTTCCTGCTCTGGTGATTATTGCTGCGAGTTCATCGCCCAGCGCTTTGCCTGGTGCATGTGGTGATACAAACATCTATTCGTCATCCTCATCTTCGAACGGGTCGTAGCTGGGAATGTCGATCTCTGGTATTCCTGGCTGTGGCAGAATGTACGGGATACTCATTGTCCGTCCTGCTCTACCATAGTGAAGCGCCGGCTTTGACTTACGACTTCTAGTAGGTCGATTACCTGCGCTGGCAGAATCTCCCTTGCCTTCTTTGTATCGAAGCGCCGGCTCTCGACTGTTGTCCATCGAACCACTGGTTGGTTTTTATAGAGTGCAAGTTCTGCGCTCCCCATTGCCGATTCGATGTGCGATCGTGCTATGTCTGCGACTTCTTCCCATCGCGCTATCTCTGCTTTCGCTGCTCGATATTGCTTGAGCCATTGCGCGATGCCATCGTCGAAGTCGACGACGCCTGGTGTTCCTTCTGTGCTCATGTTGCCCCCCTAGTACCAGCCGTAGCCGGTCGTTTGCTTTTGATGTTTCCAGTGAGTCCATGCCGCGCATGGGCCGCCGGATCCGTATTTTCTTCCAATATACGCCAGAGCTGCGACAACCTGGCTTACCCTGCTTTCGGGGTGTCGCATTCCTAGATTCTTGTATGTTCCGGCAAGTAGCTGTCCGACTCCGGCTGCGCTGGATGTTGGATTGTTGACTGATCTCCATGCGCTCTCCTTGCCTACGAGCTGCGTGAAGCATTGGTATTGCTTTGGCTTTAGTAGTTCTTCTGCGAGCTGCTTCGGGTCGATGTGTTGCATCGCTGTGCGCTTCTCGTAGACGACCGGGATCGCCGGGGTTGGATTTAGTGCTAGTTGCAGGATCGTTGCTGTCATTGCGCTGATCCCAACGGTGACGACGAATCGTCTGATTGCGTACTTCTCTTCGGGTTTGATTGGTCTTCTCGCTTCCTTGCCTGATTCGCTTCGGTGAATATGCGGTACACATAGGTCACTTTCAGGTGCATCAATTTGGCAATATCTTCGGCTGAGACTCCCTTGCTTCGTAGCTTTACTATTCGCTCGGCTCTTATGCTTCGCTGGCTACGTTGCCTGTCCTGTCCTCTTTCAAGTGGCGTCTTGCCACCAAAGAATCCATACGGGATCTCTTCTCTGATTGCGTATTCCAAGCATTCCTTTCTTTCGGTACAGGCTCCGCAAATTCTACGAAGTTCTGGGAGGCGCTTTGCCTCTTCGACTTTCCCATCTGGGAAGAATAAATCTGGGTCTTTGGTCTCTGCGCATAGTGCGTTTCTAAATAATGGGATTCTTTGTAGGAATGTCGCCGGTGCTATCACTGTTTGCGAGCCATCCATTGCTCTAGGTTTTCTACGACCCATGCCTTCTCAATGCCGGCGTTGCGTCTTTTAATGATCACATACGCCGGGGGTGTTTCATCTAGGTTTCTTGCCTTTGCGTAGTTCTTTGCTTCGGTGACAGCTTCATCCCAGAATGCAGGAAGTGTAATCGCTTTCCTATTTTTTAGTTCTAGAATGTAAGTTTCGCCGGCGACGATGCATACGATGTCGCCTTCGTCGTTGCTTCCTGCCTTGCTCAATCTTTCCGCGCTCGCTCCAACGGATCGCAGCCACTTCATCACTGCTGTCTCGAATAATGCGCCTTTGCGTCCGTTTGGGTTTGCCATTTATTTTACGATCTCCAGGAATGTCACGTTGCGCTTCTTCCTGACTGTCGCGATTATTGCCTGCGCTAAATCAAGTGCTTCGTTCTCTGTCATCGTTGCTACTTTGACTGCTGTTTCTGGCATGTTGTATCTAAGATACTCATAAGTTTGGATTCCAAACTGAGTTCCTAGTTCTTTGGGATGGCTGGCGTCAGTCAGGTTTTTAATGAATTCGAATCCAAGTTCTTTCCCTGTTTCTGATATCAGATCTGCAATCGCATCTGCTTCTTCCAGGTATAGCTGATATGCGCCGGTGCTTTCGGAATAATAAATTGAGAAGAGTGTTTTTTGTTTTCTCATTCTTCGATTGCCTTCTTCATGCGCTTCTGCTTGCTTTCGTACAGCTGTGCTTCTTCAATCTCTCTGCCGATCGGGTCGTCGGTGTATTTCAGTATTAGGTACAGAGCTGAGCAAGCTGCTATCGCTCCGGCGAATATGACGTACTGGGTTTGCATTGGTTCCCCCTTCTTTGGGTGGCCAGGTGGCCTTAGTCGCCTTAGTTTGACCTAATTCTGGCTAATGTGGCGGTCGCCACGCCGCTGCTTCGCCGGGGCGGTGGCAAACACGCTCAATCTGGCCCCAGCTGGTCAAATATTCACAGGATTAAATGTGGGTTTCGTATTGCTCTTTGTCCGTACGCATGCTTTAATTCTCTTATCGGCAAGGAGCGAATGTCTCAGCCGGTAGGGGGATTCAAATGTTAGTTCTTGATCTAGAAAGTCTAATCATCGAAGCTGCTACAGAGCTTGCTATCTCTGGCGAGTGCGATCTTCCAGTCGGCAACAAATGGCATGGCGTTGATCTTGTTGCTCCTGGTTATTACGAAGGTATCGCTGATCCAAACAACATGCTTCTTATCAATGGCGTGCGTCTTGCTGTCGAAGATGAATCAATTCATATTTACAAGTTCGAACAATATGGCGTCGCTGCTTCTGCTTCATTCAAGGGCAAGACAATCTCTTCTTCTGTACTCGTTGCGATCGCAAAGGAATGGTTAGCATAATGACTCTTAATGACCTTATCGAGCAGCTGCAAGATCTTGTTGATGAATGTCCTGAGCTCGGCGATCGCGATGTCATGATCGCTACTCAACCTTCTTATCCACTTACTGCTGTTATTGATTGCGTCTCTGTCGTTGATGAAGATGACGAAGATGACGAAGATGCTGTGGGTACTGTCTGGATTGCCACTTCTGAAATCGGCTCTTCTTCTTCAGTTTCGCCTTATGCTCCACGAGCTGCATGGGAAGGTTGCTAATCATGCTCGGACAAACAGTTAGCAAGCATCCTGGTCTTCCTGATTGCGATGCCTGCGATGGTCGCTGGCAGGCGCTTTACAAGCGTCAATATCAACATCCAAATGGCGAGCGTTACTGGATGAATGTCTGCGTCTTCTGTGCTCGCAAGAATTGGGATTTCGAGGTGAAGTCATGAGTCATGTTTCCTTCTTCCGCGAATGCGCCATGTGTGGCACGAATGCGACTTTGGTTCAACGTTGGTTTCGCTATGACAATGGGCAGCAAGAGCTGTTGCCGGTTTGCCCTGGCTGCGCTGATCTTCATTCTTCTCTAGTGAAAGGTAAATAAATGGGTGCTATGAAGTCTTTGCTTATCGATATCAGCGATGCCATGACTTTGGCTGGTCGCAATCTTGTTGATGCTTCGGATTCTCAGGATCCTGAATTGATGGAGGCGGTCTTGGTAAATGTCTTGCATGCGCTCCCTTCTTATCTGGAAGTTTTGCGCCAGGTGAAGCCATGAATATGGATCCCAAGTTTGTCCGTCGTCGTCGGATCGTAGCTGCGATCGTCGGTGCTCTGGTGCTTAGCTTGTTTACCTACGCCACCGGCGATATCTGCTGGACTGAATCTGGCTACGGATCGTGTTCCCAAATGATCGAGGAGGAGGTTAATCGTGGCCGTTAAGAAGGCTCGTTCTGTCCGAGTTTCGGATCCCCTGTGGGCTGCTGTCAAAGCCAAAGCCGCTGCCGATAAAGTTTCGGTCTCTGAGGTCATCGTTGATGCGCTAAAGGCGTATATCCGATGAGCTGGTGGAACCTTCTGGCTGCACCGATCGCTGGCGTTCTAGCTCTGGCTTATGGTCGCCGTCTTTCCTTCTGGATTCTCTTTGCCCTTTGCTTCGGCTTCTGGTCTTTGCTGATTATTCTTCTGCCGCGCAAAGAGCTGCGCATTCCTACTCTTCCTTCCTGGTTGCTTGTTTTCTGGGGCAACCGGCAGATCGCTCGAATCATGCGTCCGATTCGAGATCCGTCCGATTTGATCTAGGGACAGGGACGCGCAAAGCCCCCCATCGCTCGTAGACGGCGGTGGGGGGTTTTGCTTTGCTATTGCCCTGGTGCTTCGATGTCGGTCTCATGGATCTCCGAGCACTCGGTTTCACGCTAATGCTCTGGCGATGCCCTCTTCTAGGCTTATCTTTGGCACATAAACTTCCAGCATCTTTGTTGGGTTGCCCACTCTGTATTCGACTCCGCTTGGCTTGTTTGGGTGGTTCTTGATCGGCGCTAGGTAGCCTGCCTGCATCATCGCCATCTCTGCCAGCTCGATGAACGATGTGGCTCTTCCGGTGCAGAGGTTTAGGGTCTTCACGCGGTTGGTTATGCACTCAAACGTAGCTGCGACGATGTCGTCGATGTGGATGAAATCTCTGGTTTGTTGCCCTGTTCCCCATACTTCGAATGGAGTTTGTTGCGCCTTTGCGCGTGCTATTAGCGATGGGAATGGGTAGTCAAGCGCCTGGTCGCTGCCGTATCCGCTGAATGGGCGAAGGACGGTGACGTTTAGTCCTTCGTTCCTGGCGTATCTGGCTAGGGTTTCGCCGGTCAATTTTGCCCAGCCGTAGCTCAGATCTGGCGTGCGAATGTGGTCTAGGTTGATGTCGCCTTCTCGCAGCTGTTGCTTGTATGCCAGTCTCTGTAGGTAGATTGGGTAGGCTGCCGAGCTGCTGAAATAAACTAGGTGCTTTGGCTTCGTCCTTATCGCCCACTGGAACATGTCGGAATCGATGGCGAGGTCGCTGGCGACCGCCAATGGGTTGCCTTCGATCGTGGCCCTGCCCCCGACAATCGCCGCCAGATGGATGACGACGTCGTATCTGGTGCTGTCTGTCTTAAAGAAATCTCGGCAATCTTTGCCATTGGCTAGGTCGATGCCGGTGATGTCGTTGCCTTTGTCATCGAGCGCTCGGTGAAATGCTCTGCCTACGAATCCTGCGTCGCCTGTTATGAGTATCTTCATGCGAGCCATTCTGCCAGATATCTGTCGCTGCCTGTTTCGGCTTTAGCTCTTTGCTGGTCTACGTCGAAGATGTAGCGGTCATTCTCGTCCAGAGCTGCGCCAATGTGATGCAGGGTTGCTTCTTTGGCCATTGGGAATGTCTTGACGGCCGATATTCCTTCTGCCTGGCTGTCGTATGTTTCGTCATGGATTAGGCAGCTGTCTTTGATCCGGGGCCAGATTTCGGCGGCCAGCCAGTCCTGGTCTTGCGTGTAATAATCCTTGCTCTGTTGCTCTTCTAACAGCTGCGCTATCTCTGGAATCGCCCCTTTACGAGCTGCGAACATTCCTGCACTGATCTTGTAATTGTGGCCGATCGGGTGGTCTTTCATGATGTGAAAGTCTAGTTTGCTGGCTAGAAAGTCTTCGTGGGCGATGCGCTCTCGCCTGGTTAGCCTGGCGTCTGCGTCTCTGCTTAGCACCACGTCTGCTTCTTCATCGGCTAGGGCGGCAAATCGCCAGAGTTTGGCTGTGTGGTCTTCGGAACCTTCGCACCTAACGATTTTAACGTTTGGAAGCAATTGCAACGTGCTTGTTACCCATTCTGGCACGCTTGCCCCGGTGTAGAATCGTATTTCGTATCCGAAGAAGTGCTTCTGCGCCAGGATCGCGTTCTTGATGGCTCCGATTGTGTATCGTTCCTGGCTGCCGTATAGCGAATAGGCGATGACCTGCTTCATCGCGTGATCTTCTTCTTCAGAGCTGCGTAGGCTTCGCTTTCGATGTAGTTCTTGTAAGCCAGGGCGTCAAATGAGTAGATTTCCTGCGCGTTTACCGCTTTGTAGCCTTCATCCCATTCGGCCTTGCCTGCCACCGGGTGCATGTGTTCTACGATCACGTCGTCCAGGTAGGTCAATGCGTCCAGATCTTCTCCGAGCTTCTTCCAGAAATTGTCCAGATATAGGTGCTTCATCTTTGGCGGAACCATTCCGTCTAACGCCTTTACGATGTCGCTGGTCATTGCGATCATCGTCGGCAGTCGTTTCCCCTGTAGTAGGTCGTTGCCGTAGGCCATTGACGGCCGCCGTTGCATGGCCGCTATCAGCTGCGCATCCCACCCGGCTGTGCGTGGGCGGTGGTCGTCGCCGAGGAAGGCGAAATACTGATATTGATTTTGCTTTACGATCGCAGCTGCTGCCTTGTTTATTGGGTAGGCCATTCCCCTTGTTTCGTTCTCGATCGTGATGCAGCGCTCTGCGCCTACTTCGTATTCGTACTGGTCATGCTCTGGGTCATTGGCATCAATTACGAATAAAAGGTCGCTGGCTGTGGAGAGTTCTTCGTGGACGGCTAGTAGCTGTGTTGCGCTCATTGGGCGGCCGCGAGTGGGAACGAGGATGATCATCGGGTTCATTCCTGGCTCCAAGTTGCCAATTCGCCGGCTATCGCTGCGTAGGCGGCTAGATCTATGAACGAGTCTTCAGTCTGGGTTTCCATCAGGCGTGCGACTTTGACCAGGGCCATGCAGATCGCTACTTGCTCTGGTGCTATCTCTGTTTCCAGGTAGGTCGTCCAAAGCGCTGCTATCCGGCAGTGGTTGGTTCTGGGATCCCCGTATGTTTTCTGGCGATCGGTGGCGGTGAGTCTTGCTGCTTCTTTAAGAATATCCCCCCGATTCATAAATTATTTCGCTCCGCGTCCGAAATCGCTGGACTTGCTATCAAGTGCCTTTAGCACTGGCCCGGCGATGGCTGCCAATCCTGCTGCCAGGTAGTTCTTTAGCGGCTGGTTTGGGCTGGCCAGATATAGAGCTGCTACGGCTGCTGCTGCTGCTCGTAGGTAGGTCTTTCCGATTGCTTCTAGCTTTGCTCTGTTCATTCTGTCTCCTTAAAAGTAGGCTTGCCGAAGCCGACAATGGCGACTGCCAATGATGGCTTTAACTTGCCTCGGTTCTTTGCCTTGTACGCTCTGATCTTACGGCATACTTCGCCGCCATTGCGTTGATCGCCCTTCTTATCAGGTGCGGTGTTTCCTTCAATAGTCGTTACTGTGCCGTCTTGATTGTCCTTGACGACGATCCCGACGTGGCTGATTCTGTCTAACGCGTCGCCTGGAAAGTCAAAGAACACGATGTCGCCTGGCTCTGGCGTTGCCACAGCTGCGTCTTGCCACTTCTTTTTGTCCATAAAGGCGACCGCCCCTGCCGGGGTGTAGGTGCAATTCGGGATCTTCACGCCTGCCTGCTTTGCCACCCAGTTTACAAATGCTCCACACCAGGGGACGTTTGCCTTCTGGTATTTTGTGTGGTTTTCGGCTGGCCCTTCGATGTATCCGATCTCAGCTGTTGCGATCGCGATCATCTGTTCTCTTTGGCTCATTTCCTGGCCCCTTTGGTTTTGTTATTTTCTAGCAAAAGGCTGTATATGTCGTCGACTCTGTTTTCTACCCTGGTCATTCGGTCGTTCATCGAGCTGCCGCCGTTTGGCTTTAATTCTGTCAGGTAGTGCTTTACGAGCCATCTGGTCATTGCTGCGAATGCGCCGGCGATCGTAAGGATGGAAACCGTCAGAGCTGCGTAGTCCTGCGCGGTCATTTTCCGATTGCCATCACATTCATGATGACGGTTCCGGAGCTGGTGATTGCCCAGATTCCGTTTGCCTTGTTCTCGATCACGATTTTGTCGCCATTATCCATGCGGTATCCGGTGCTGCTGGTCACATCGCTATTTCCCAAGAAGCAAGTTCCGCTTACGCTGTGTAAATAAACCATTTCGGCTTCTGTCGTCGCGTCAACGAGCGCTGTTGCTGTCGTTCCCACTGTTACTTGGCGTGTGCTGATTCCCATTGATCTCTCCTGGCTTATTTAGATTATTGATGCTTCGGATTCGTCGACGGCATCGTCTATTGTCCTGGTTGGTTCCCTGGTGCAATTGCCATCGGCGTAGGTCATTAGTTTGTTAGAGCTGCGATCTCTTCGCCAGTCAATCCAAGTGCCTGGAGTTTCGCCTGTGCTGCGAGTTTGGCGTCTGCCTTAGCTGCTGCTTCTGCTTCGCGTGCTGCCTGCTCTTCGGCTGCGGCGATGGCGTCTACTTCGCGCTGTTGGATTTCGGCTGCTGTTAGCGGAACCTCTACGGCAATGCCTGTTTCGCAATTGACTTCGATCTTGATCGGTGTGTCAGACATTCTCTATCTCCTTGATTGTATGGTCTTTGTTTGCGCAATCCCATTGGCAGGTTGCTTCATTTAGCGTTGCTTCTTCATGGCATTTAGGGGATATAAATGCGTCTCGATTGGCGTCGTAGGTATCTCCGATGCCTGCGTATTTCTTTCTAATTACTGAGTTGTAGCTTGTCTGTAGCCAGACACCGCCCAGGCCAAGTTCATCGGCTAGGAATTCTTGTCCTCGGTGCTCTTCTTCGTTTGGTACAACCAAGACTCGCAATACGGTTCCACCGTTTGGATCGATCTCTGCGAAATGACTCACGCTAAATACCTCACAATAACTAGACCGCTGCCACCGTTGCCAGCAGTTACGGATGTGCTGCTTACACCGCCTGCACCTGAACCTGTGTTTGCTGTTGCGTTGCTTGATGCGGTGCTTAATGAACCTGCTGTGCCGCCACCTGATCCAGCTGCGCCTTGAGTTCCTGCGTTAGTTGATGATCCGCCACCGCCGCCGGCGATGTATCCGCTAACGCCATAATTTGTTGCTGTGAAAACTGCTGCCAGAGCGCCCCAGTTGGTTACGGTATTAACGCCATCGCCACCTGCGCCGCCCAAGCCGCTAGTTGCGTTTCCGTTGCCACCGGCGCTGCCCTTGCCGCCGCCGCCGCCATTGGCAAGATAGGTTCCATTATTGGAAGTTCCACCTGCGTTGCCTTGACCCGATGTAGCTGCTCCTGCTGTTCCTGTCCAACCTGCTCCGCCACCCGAACCGCCTGTTCCGCCATTGGCTGTTCCTGATTGGCTTCCGCCTGCGCCACCGCCAACGGATGCAGTTAGAGATGCGAATTGTGAGTTAGTGCCACCGGCGTTGCTGGAGCCACCTGCTCCAACGGTTACTGTGTAAGAAGTTGCTGTTAAAGATTGAGAAGCAAATGCTAGAACGCCACCGGCTCCGCCGCCGCCACCGTTGTTTCGCATTCCGCCACCACCGCCGCCTGCAACAACCAAGACATCAGCGGTCAATGAAGTTGTAGGAACAAATGCGCCTGTTGCGTTGAAAAGGTGATAATAATAAGTTGAATCAGTATAAACAAAACCGCCTGCTGCCTTTGGCGCTTTTGTTGGCGTCACGCCAACGGCTGCGACACCATAAAGAGAAAAGGTTGAGTGTTGAAGCCAAGTGCCTGAAGCAGGAGCAAGACCAACGCTATTTATTGCAGTTGTGGTACTCCATAAACCAGCAGTTATAGTTTGATAAGCTGTTGTTCCATTATTTTCAACTACTGAATCTATTGAAAATGATTTGTTATTTGAACCTGTATAGTTTGGAATATAAATTGAAGCATTGCCAAATGTTGATGCGGTAGCAGCATTGCCCTGATAAACAAAAATTGTGTTTACCGCACCATTGGTACTTGAAGCAGATGAACCATTTCCATAAGCATCTCTATAAGAAAATGTTGAAGAACTACCATTAAAAGTAATTTTTCCATAATCAGCAAAAGCACCCGATTGACTTGAACGACAAGAAACTTGCACCACTAAATCGGTGTAACTAGATGGAATCCCGCTAAATGTTATTGAAGATGCCCCGCCAACGGGTACAGTAATTGTTTCAATAAGTGTATATGTATTAGCCATTTAGTTTCCCCTTATGCTGCCGTGATGCCGTAGAGATTGAATGTTGTTCCACTTGCGTAAGTAGTGCTAGTCATAGTTGCAGTAAAACTATTAACAGCAGCAGTTGAACGCCACAATCCTATAATTGCGTGAACATAACCAGATGGGGTAGTTGTTCTGCATAAATGATTTTTAAATGTGGTGGTATTTGCATAGTTTGGAATTTGAACAACCAAAGTGCTGTTGGTGTAAAACTCGCCAAGCCACATAAAGTTAGAAGAAGTTTGTCTATTGCTTGCCGCTGTTGAACCAGTTCCATAAATTTGAGTTGCAGAATAATTAGTCGCAGTATCTCCATTAAATTGCAAATAAGCAGTATTATTAGAAGTTGCAGAACCATTAACAACCAACACTAAATCAGTATAAGTTGCAGGGATGTTTGAGAATGTGACACTTGCTGATGTTGTGGCAAGAGTAGTTGAGGCTATTTGTGAATATGTATTGCCTGCTGGCATTATCGTTACCCCTTAATTCCGTATAAAGCCCAATGGCTGTTGGCGGTAAAATTAGGCCCATTTGCCGGAACAATGGTAATGGTGTTAATTGCTGCCGTATTCATCCATAAGCCAGAACTAAGGCGAACTTGCCCTGCTCCATTGTTATCATATCCATTAAGCGAACGAACAGTTTTATATTTATTGGTGTTAGCATAATCAAGAATATCAATTATGCCTGCACCAAAGACTCCAGATGTAGCCGATGCTGCTGCTACTACTGAGCGAGTGTTAAATGTAATGGATGAGCCATCTGAAAAAGAACTAGCAGTTGCGCCATCACCATATAAAACGTGTGCCGCATAATTGCCAGCAGAGTCAGAATTAAAGCGTAATTGAATGTTATCTTCTTGGTTAGCTCTATCTGTTCTTCCTATAAATCGAATCTGCAAGTGACGATAGGTAGCAGGAATTGAACTAAACACAACAGTTGAAGTGGTCGTATAAGGCGTAACTGTCGCAATGCTTTCGTAGCTATTTGTGGCTAAATTGCCAGAAATGCTAGAGGCTATTATTCCTAAGTTTGGCATTAGGCAATATCACCTGTCACCAGCCAGATGTCGGTTGCGATCTTGATGCAAGAAGCAACCGAATTGACCACACGAAGTTTCGGCGCTGTGCTGGTTGCGCCGGTGCTGAGCACTGTTGTTGTTCCGCTTGTTACTGCGTTGATCGTTGGTTGTCCTGCGCCGGTGATCCAGGCGACGTTTATCTGCGTTCCCACAGGGTAGGCAACGGATGCGTTTGTTGGAATTGACAGCGTTTGCGCTGAGGCGTTATTCGATGTTACTAGCTTGCCGTTATCAGCTAGAACGAAAGTGTAGGTTGTTGCGGTGTTTGCGTTGATGCCGAGATTGATCAATGGCGAAGTCAAAGTCTTATTGGTTAGCGTTTGGGCAGTTGTCAGATCGACTGTTGTTCCTGTATCGATTGAAAGGGTGACCGCGCCCGAGCTGCCGCCGCCTGTCAATCCTGTGCCGGCTGTTACTCCGGTGATGTCTCCTGGGTTGGAAACTGATTGCCACGCTGCGCCGTCGTAGTATTCGAAGGCGTTTGTATCGGCCAGATATGAGAACATTCCTTCGACCACGACGCCACTGAGAGCTGTGTTTCTTGCAGTGCTGCTCGCAAAGTACATGATTGTCTGGTTTTGCAGGTTGTATTGCACCTGAGCTGCTGTTAGCACGTCTCCTGTGACGAATAACTTATATCCGGCGTTTGCTGTTGGCATGGTTCTCCTTAGTAGCTCAGGATTCCTGAGTCTAGCAGTCCTTGTAAATTAGAATCTAAAATAAAGGCTTGAATGATTGGCTCAGAAGTTAGCAGCTTCGTTTGCCATGTTTGTGGGGTTATGTCGTGCTGTATTCCTTGTACGAATAGTTCTCTGGTCATTGCGGATCCGCCGGGGGCGGTTTTGGTTATATTTACCAGCCCAAAGATGTCAAGGCTTAACCCTGCGTCTATTCTTGCTGGCTCTGTTGCTTCCATTAAGTTCAGAGTCATCGAGTCGATGCGTATCGTGGCATTCTCGCGTGATCCTAGAATCATGCTTGCCTGGCTTAGCGCTTCATCGTCGGTTTGTACGAGGATCCCTTCTCGCTTTCCAGAGTGGATGAAGAAGGTTTCGATGCTGCTTGTCGATTGAACATTCTGCGCAACGCCGTTTAGTCTGGTCACTGTCACATCGTTCAGAATGAGTGTGTCGTCGAAGGCGAAGTCGATACCCTGGTAGGAGATTCCTGTGCCGGTGTCGCTAAACACTACTGGCGTTGCGTCTGCCTTCTTGCTTACTGTGTCGCGTGATAGGAATGTCGCGTTGCCTTCTGGGTCTAGGTAGAAGCCGCCAAATTCGCTGTTCTCGACTGTTTGTATAGCTGTGAGCAGGTCGCGCTCGGTTCCTGGATCTGCTTGCATCTGGCTGTTTCCGGCATTGATCACTCGTTGCGAATTGGGCCATGAAGCCACGTCAAGTAGGTCTTCAATTCTGGCTCCGCTGAGCTGCCCTGCACTGGTTCCTGCGACTGTGGATATGCCTACGCTGTTAAGCAGGCGGAATCCGTCCACGCAGGACAGGGTCACTGTTGATATCTCTTCTGCGCCAAGCACGAATCCGGTGTCGTAGGAAATGATGTAGCCAGAATAAAGGTAGTACTGCTGCGTTCCTGTGCCATCGTCGTAGTCTGCCCAGACTCTTATTTTGCGCAGTGGTAGCAGTTTGCCGTAGTAGGGCGATGCGGTATTGAGTGGATTCCAGTCGCCTGTCGTATCTTCTAATACGATGGTTGCTGATCCTGCTTCGAATTTGTTGAGGATTCGGTTTCGACCGCGTCGTATGCTCACTCGTAGCGCGATGTCTGATACGTCGACGGTGTCTGCTGGCACGTCAGCCAGGATTCCGAATCCGAGGCGTCCTGAAACGGTGTCGTCTAGTACGAGTGGGTTGCCGAATGCTGGGCCGTTTGCAAAGTCAACGCTTACTCCGAGATGTGGCGTTCCTGGCATTAGATCAGGATCGCATTCTTAACGATGGCTTGGCCGTTATTTTGTCCTTGCAGTAGCGCGTTTCGGATTGTGTTAACCAGATCGCCTTCGCTGGTGACGCTGCCGTTAACTGTTAGGTTAATCGTTGTTCCGCCCATTGATCCCATCTGTCCTAGTGGGATTACAGCTTCTGGCCCTGCTTCACCGATCATGGCGATCGTCGGTGTCTTTACGATGCCGCCTGATGCTAGAGCTGGATATTCAAAGATGCCACCATAATTAGGCCCAATAGGTTGACCGCCAGCGCCAAAGCCAGGTGGCAAAATTTTTGGCGGTTCTACTGGCGGTATTACTGGCGGTGTCACGATTGTTGCGTTTGCTGCCGCTGCTGCGTAAGCAGATAGAGCTGCTGCTGCCGAGATCCAGCCGATGGCAGCTGCGTCGGATCCGTCTGTGATGCTTGGATCGTAAGTAAAGGTTCCTTCGGCAATTTCCTTGTACGCATCGACGGTTCCGTATGCCGCTATCCATCCTTCTTCGGCGGTAAGTGGCGCGTCGAAGAGTGAAGGGTCATATCCAAATTCTTCAAGGATCTTAGCTGCGTATGCCTTTGCTTCGTCAATTGTAAGACCCCACTTGTCAGCGAGTCCTACTATTTCGGTATAGTCAATCTTTCCGTCATCGGCTGCTGCGAATACTGCTGCGTAATCGACTACTGCTTTACTTGTAAATCCCCATTGAGTTTGAAGTTTGCCAATTTCCTCTGGTGATAAATAACCATCATTTAGTGCCTGGAAGAAGGATAGGTACTTCGCTGCTTGTTCGTATGTAACTCCCCATTGCTCAGCCAGAGCTGCTACGTCAGCAGCGCTAATCTGATTGTCTTGTATTGAGATTATTGATTGGACATAGAGTTGCGCTGCGTTTGTAGTGATTCCCCATTTCAGAGCAAGCACTTGAAATTCTTCAGATGTAATTTTGGTATCAGCAAGTGCTACGAGTATGTCGTTATATCGTTGCGCTGCTTTGGCTGCTTCTTCTGCTGCGACTCTAGCTTGTAATAGTTGTGTGATTCTTTGCGCTTCTGCCATGTTGCTTTGTTTGACCAGGTTGAGCCGAGCTGCTTCCAGTTGAATTGGATCTGTTTCGGTAGTTGCAGTTTTGCCACCTAGTTTTGCAAGCGCTGCTTGTAACGCAATAAGTAGTTTCTGTTCTTTGGTAAGCGCCTTTGTTGCACCTGTTGCTTTACCAAGATTTATATTCATTCCCTTTAGGTTAGAAAGGAAATCAGCAGTGGTTCCGTTTAGTCCTTCAAATGAAAATTCTAGATCCTTGCCAGTTGTTTCAAGTTTGTCCATCGCGCCATTGGCGGTTTTTACTGCCAGGTAAAGTCCACCGAGTGTCGCTGTGAAGGCTGCTACTCCGGCTACGGCTGCGGCTACGGAGATTCCACCTGTTGCTGCTGCCTGTGCCGCTGCCGCGCCTAGTGCTGCTGCTCGAATTGCTTTGTATGCCTTTACCAGTCCTTGTATCGCTGTTACAAATGCGATGACTTTGCTGGCTACAAATGTCGCTGCGAAGATTGCGCCTAGCGCTGTAAAGATTGTTTTGTTTTTTGCTACGAATGAGAACACTTTGAATATAACAAAGCCAAATCCGACAACCGCTTTGATTGCGGCGGTGAATACTGCTATGAGTTTGTCGCCGTTCTCGGCAAGCCATCCCTGAATTGCTGGGATGATCTTCGTTACAATGATTGTGAATAATTCTTCCATGACTGGCATGAGTGCTGTGCCTAGTGTTTCTTTCGCTTCATCTAAGGCGATGTTTAAGCGTTTCATTCTGAATTCGAATGTGTTTGCCCTTGTCGCAGCTGCTCCGCCGAAGGTCTTTGCTGTCAAAGCAAGTACGGCGTTTAGGTCTTTGGATTTGACCATTGCGTCGGTAATTGGAACGCCTAGATTCTTTAGCGCTTTGTAGTTGCCCTGTAGCGCCTTCGTTACTGCGTTTGTCGCTGCGTTCAGATCCACGCTTCCGCCGGCTGAGACATCCAGGGCCAATCCGAGAAGGCCCTGGGCGGTTGCCACGCTTCCTGTCATTGAGGCTAGTTTTGCCAGCGCCGGGCGAAGTTCGTCATCGACGACTCCAAATGCTCGCTGAGTCTGATCAATATATGCTTCTGTTGCGGCTATCGCTGCGTCTGTTGCCCCTGTTGTATTTCGTAGAGAATTGGCTAGTAGCGCCTGGGACTTCTCATCGGCTATCGCTGCCTTGACGGAGTCGATTCCGATCTTGATGGCAAATGCCGCGCTTGCCGCAGCTGCTAGTCCAAATGCTTTGCCTACTTTGCCGGCAAATTTGTCAAAGGATTTTCCCAGTTTGTTGATGTCTCTGGATGCTGCCTTGCTGCCCTTGTCCGAATACTGGGTGATGATCCGGGCTACTACTGCTCCTACTGCCACTTGGATTATCCCTTCTCTTTATTCAGATTGGCTTGTAAAATCTTCTTTGCGTCGTCCATTGCGCTTCTTACGTTGCGAAGGATTCTATCTGAGTCGCGATCGACGACGGCCCAAATGCCACGTGATGCGCCCTTGAATCTTTCGTTGAGCACGCCAATCATGTTTCGGCCCCTGCCTTCGCCTGAGCTGCGTCGTCCTGCTACTTCCCAAATTGCACCTGCTGCGCTCTTCTGGGTTAGTGCTCCGGCGCTCGTCGTATAATCGCCTCTTACTTTGCCCTGGGATCTGGTCTTGACGATCCCCTGGCGGATGGTTCCGGCTTCCCATGCTGGCCAGCCTGCGCCACCGCGTGTCTTGCCATTGGTTGCGGCTACGGTGCGCCAGCCACTCATTGGCGGCTTATCTTCTATCTTTCCGCGTGCGTCAGATTCGGCTAGGGACAGCTCGTCATTTATTACTTTATTCAAACGACGAGCTGCCGCCTTGTCGAACTTCTTTAGAGCGTCGGTGGTTTCTTTGATGCCGGAAATCACTACTGCATTATCCGCCATGCTTCTTTGCCGCCTTTGCTCGTTCTTTCAGGTAGATCACGATTGCTTCTAGTATGCCATCTGGTGCATCTAGCAGGCTTATCGGGTCAATGCCTGTCTCCACAGAAACTGCTGCTATTGAATAGGTCAGGCTGTCTCTGTGGATTCGGAATTTGGGTCAGTGTCCAGCGATACAGCTTCTAGCGTATCAAGGAAGTCTGGCCCGAACGGTTTTACTACTTTACCGTTTGCGCGAAGTGCGAGCCAACCTAAATAATAGATGTGCTCTAACTTCTGTTCTTCGCCAAGAAGTTTGGCGAGTCCTTTTCCGTACTTCTGTTCAAAGTCAACGATGATTCTTGGTCGCAACGAATATGTTGCTTCCACTCCATCTGTTGTTTTTACTTTGACATGTAATCCATCCATGAGTTCCCCCTTGTTTGTTTAGGCTGATGTTGTCTTTGTGATTGCGCCGCTGATTGGCCAGGTGACCGATGCGGTTGCTAGTTCACCAACGGATCCGTTTAGAGGAGTCCATTCGGAAACTAATGTTGAGAATGCGTATTGCGGATTTACTGCACTTGTTGCTGTGTTGACTGGCTTGACTGCCACTGTCACTGCTGTTCCAAGTAGTGGATAGATTGTTTGTTCAACGCTGCTTGTTGCGTAGTCCTGGTGGAATTCGAAACTTACAGAATTGTCTGCTAATCCGGCAATACGTGTCTTTGCTGTGTTTCCAAAAGCAGTGGTTTCAACGATGTCGAAAGTTGTATTAAGTGTGACTGACGAAATATGGTCGCTAAGATCGGTGGTTCCAAATACAACGTATGCGTTTGTTAGAACGATTCTGGCCATTATACGACCGCCTTTGTGATTGCTCCGGTTACTGGCCATGTCACGCTTGCTGTTGCTAATTCACCAACGGATCCGTTTAGCGGAGTCCATTCTGAAATAACAGCGCTGCATGTATATGACGGATTGAATGCGCTTGTTGTTGAACCGTTTGGCTTAACAATCACTGTCGCTACTGTTCCTAGTAATGGATAGATTGTTTGCTCTACTTCGCTTGTTGCGTAGTCTTGATGGAATTCCAGTGCTACTGAATTATCCGCCAATCCTGCCAGGCGAGTCTTAGCTGCTGTGGATGAGAACGCTGTTGTTTCAACAACGTCGAATGTCGAATTGAGTGTTACTGATGCGACCAAATCGCTCAGATCCACTCCACCGACAGATATGAATGCGTTAGTTAGGACTAAGCGTGCCATTATGCGGTCGCTCCTTCTTTGGTTTCTTGTTTGATGGATGATACTACTGTTTGTGCTGTTTGTGCTGTTCCTGCTATTGCTTTGATGTGGTTACCAGCGATCAGAGTTTCTGCGCTGACACCTGCGTCTTGCAATTCTTTGTTTGTGAGCGAATCGCCCTTTTGTTTTTCGCAGACAGTTCTGTCTGAAATTATTGTGTATGACATTGGTTCTCCTATCCCCAAATCGTTAGACGGTATCGGTAAGAAAGGAACAGATTGTCCTGCGAGGTATAGGTTCCGGATTCGGCTCCTGTTACTCGCAATGTGTTTACTGTTCCGCCAAGCGTTCTGTCTCCTTCGATCGCTGTTTTTATTGAGCTGGAGCCGGAGCCTGCTAGGTATGCATCGAGCTTGTCCTGCCCTGCTCTATCTGAGAAGCGCTGGACGATCACATAAATATCAACGTTTGCCTGGTCTAGCCCTCTGGCATTATCAATATCGAATGTGAAATCTAGTTGTCCTACGACCGCGCATGGTGGCGTCGGTGTTTCTGGTATCAGGTCATATACGCGTAGCCCTGTGATCGTCTGCAAGCGTGTTTTGAGACCGTCTCGGACTTGGCTTGGGTTCATCTACTTGGCCAGTCCGTTATTCTTCTTAAATGGGCGCAGGAGGGTTTCTACGTCTGCGTCTAGTTTGGCGCTGAGTCGTACTGTGCCTAAGTCCGGGCTTCCTGCTATTCCAAATGGCGACTGGCGTCTGGTGAATAGCCGAGCTGCCTGGATCAGCGTTGCCATGTTGACTTCGGCTGGTACGGCTGCCCATCCCCAGATTCCGGTGATCTTGCATGCCTGGGGTAAATAATAAGGCCAGACGTATCGGCCGATTGCCAGGATGCGGTTGACTGGCCATCCGCGCTGTGGGTTATTTACTGGCTCTAGCATGTAGTCACTCGTTGCCCAGACGGTATCCCATGTCTGATTGAAGTTGTCATCCGTTGCTACCTGGGTGATCGTGTAGTTATCGTCCATGTTCATCGTCCAGGGATCGAGTGGGGTGTAGTAGCGCGATACTGGTACTTGAGCTGTGCCGTTCTGGTAGAAGAAGCGCCCGGTATAGTCGTCGATCATTCGGCTTGTAGCTGTGATCGCTGCTTCCAGGGGTGTGTCGTCAATACTGTCTGCGATCGCGAGCGATGCCTTTAATTCGGCAAGTGTGCAGTAGCCGTTAGTTATTGCCACGCTTTATCCTTCTTTCCAGTTTTGGCAACATTGCTCGCTCTAGTTCTGGTTGCGCTGTTGCCGTCTCTTTGTCTGGCCTTAGCCAGATTCGTTTAATCTTTCCAAATATCATTATGGATTTCATCCATCCAAAAGGTCTTCTGGTGCGGTAGTACAGCTGCTGTGTTCACGTGGATCTTGAATCCTAGTGCCTTTGCCCTACGGCAGAATAATAGATCTTCTCCGATCCATTCGCCTGCTACTGGCCCATCCCAGAACCAGCACCAGTCTTGGCCTTGATTCGGATCTGCTACTTCGCGCATCTTCTCTAGGACGCTTCTATGTACCATCAGGCATCCTGTTCCTGCTGCGTCTATTTCAAAGACGGAGTTTTTATCGTATTTGTAGAGTGGCAGGAATCCCTTATCAGAATCTTGAAAGATTGCTGGTACTGGTTTTGGGTAAGGTTTTCCTACCACTCCGAATCCTGCGAATACCAATCCGGCGACAATTGGTCTTTCTTTATCGTGCGCTGTTTCTATGAGCGCGTCGAATGCTGGCACTGTCAATTGCTCATCTGAGTCAATCATCAAAAGCCAATCTGAATTTGTGTTATCTAGAAATTGCTTCACTACTCGGTTGCGCTGTTTTGATAGTAGTCCTGATCCTTTGATTCTTACGAATGGGCCAAGTCTGCTACTTCTTGCCTGTGCTAATTGGATCAGTCGATATGCGAAGGATCCATTTACTGATCCTGGATCGCATGATCCGATTGTTACTTTGTGTCCTGATTTCATACTTCCCCCTGTTTAGAAGTGCAGAGCGAGTGAGTCGGGGGGTGGCCCACTCGCTCTGCACAATTTAGTGCTGTGCTTCTTCTAGAAGCTTGGCGCGCTGAGACCAGAACCTGAGATTATCGAGGCTGCTAGTGGGTAGCGCTCTGCTGTATATGCGGCGTAGCCGTATACGACAGACTTGAGTGTTAGGTTTCCAGCGCCTGTCGCATCAAAGCGAAGTGCGAATGGTGATCCTGGTTGCTCCCATAGATGAGATTCGCTTGCTGTTACGCAATAAATTTCATCCTGGTTTGTTGTAGTTCCGTATGTGGTTCCGATGCTTGCATCGGTGATGATTGGAAGTCCAAGCATCTGATAGCCGGAGTTTCCGTAGATAGGTGCTCCGCCAACGCCTACTGCGTTCATCGCACCGTTTGCTGCTGGTACTACTAATGGACGGTTTGTGCTGTCCACAGCTGCAAGCAAAAATGCTAGGCGACGTGGATGAAGTACCCAGTGTGAAGGTGAAACAAATGCGTTTGTTTGAATCTGTTGGATCGCATCTGCGAGCTTTGGATATAGCAGGCCGACTGTTGGCGCTGTTGATGTGAATGTAACTGCATTGCCACCTGAGTTGCGAAGGCCCTTGATTGTGCCGGCTGTTCCTGCACCGTTTAGGATCTGTGAATCAAGTGTTGTATGCCATGACTTGATCAAGTCTGCAACGACGAATGTGTCGATGCCTGTTCCTCTTTCAATCGCCTGGCGTGAAATATCTTGCTGTCCAGCAATTGTACGAACATTAATTGTTAACAATGTATCGTCAACGTCTGTTTCTGATACTGCATCGTTCTGTGTTACCTGTACGGCTGTTGAACTTCCAGTCGTCATGCGAGAAATATTCAGGGTCATTCCACTTGGTGGAAGTGCCATCTTGTTTGTCGCGAAGTCTGCGAATGGGCGTCCTGCGCGTGCGAATGGAGCTGCGAGGTCTACGAGATATTGTGGAATTACAAGACCTTCGAACTGCGCTGTTCCAACATCGCGGCGTTCGATTGCTTCTTCACGCATGTGGCGTGATAGGCGCTCGTTTGCTGCGTAGTCATTTGCGAACTGTGCGTTGAATGCGTCCTTCACGAAAGATGCATCTGATGCTGGTGAGTATGTGCGCTCTTCGCGTGTCACTGTTGCTCCGCCAACCTTTGGCATTGCTACATCGGCTACAGCTGCGCGGATCTCGTTTGTCTTTGCATCTGCATCTGCCTGTGCCTTCATTCTTTCAATCTTTGAATCAAGTGTGCGTGATTCTTCAACAAGGGTATCTACCTTTGCTGTTTCATCTGCTGTTAAGTCGGTGCGATCTTCGGTTGCTACTGCTTCCAAGATTGCGTCCATCTCTGTCTTAACTGCATCACGACGCTCGATCAATTTGTCAAGGAAAGTCTTTGACATTTATTTGATCTCCTTCTGAGTTGGTTTTGTGTCAAGGTGGTGGCGGTGGTATTCGCGGCGCTTTCAGGGTGCGAATGTCGCTCCGACTTTGTCTCTGCTGATTGCAGCAGAATGCTAGTTTGTATTATTAACGATTGCTTTCGCAAGTCGAAGAGAAATCTTGCGCTCTGCTTCTTCTGCACTTGGTTCTGGTAGCGCATCGATCGCTGTGAGTGTGGATGCTTTGTGTCCTACCAATGTATCCGTTGCAACGTATCCATCTCTCAATTCGCGATAGAGGCGAATCAAAACAGCAGGATCGTCTTCTTCTGCGTTGATTGTGAAATCGGTTTCTGGAACATTGAGGGAGCCTTCTCGAACGACTCGTTCAATCTTTCCGCGTGCTGTTCCGCCAGAACTATCCCAGGATACGAAACTGCCGACTGTGTCGACTGCGCGATCTTCTTCTTCATCTTCCATGTATGTGGAGTCTTCCATCGTCATAAATTCGCCCATGATCTGAGCTGCCTTCATGATGTATTCGTGGCCTTCTGAAAGATCGGAGAAAATATTTTCTAGAACCATCATCGTTTCTGGACTGATATCGCGTCCTTCTTTGACTGCCTGCATTGCTGCCTTCAATTGCTCTCTAGCTTCGACTGTGGTCGTTGGATATGCTGGGTAAGTTACGACTGAGACGTCGCCGTCTGCCAGCGATAATTCTGTGAGGGTGCGCTCGGTTCTTCCTTCGTTCCACTTCTGGCGAATCACTCTGAATGCGAAACTCATCTGGTCTACATCTCCGCGTTCTACTAGTGTGTAGAGATCGCGAGCTGCCTGCGTATCTGGAAGATCTGCGTCCATGTAGAGGCCGGTTTCATCTTCTTTAAGTCGAAGTGTTCCGTTCTTCGTTCTGGCCATAGGCAATCCTTCGTGGTTTATTAATAATCTCACGTCTGGTGTTTCTGTCAGGGTCTTTCGAAATGCGCCGGGTGCGATTCTTTCGATGAATGGAAGTGGCACGCTGTCGTCGTTAAATACTGCTGCGTATCCAGAGAGGCGCATCGTTCCGTCGTCTGCCTGGCGTGCTTCTACGTTCTTAATTGTAAAAGTGCGGCGTTCAATTTTCTTTGTCATTTTGCTCCTTGAGTCTTCTTCTGCGTCGAGTGCGTCTATTTTTCTTTGCGCCCAGTCTTGTGCTCGGTCGCTGAAGTTGGAATCTCCGCCCCATAAAAGCCAAGCCACTAATCCTGCGCCTGGATATCCTGGATCGGATTGGTTGCTGTTCTTCGGTGCTTGCCCATCAACTTTGTGCCTGGCAAACCAGGGGGCCATCTTCCTTACTTTGTTTTCAGTTATTCTTCCTGCTGCCATCTCGCGTGCTTCACGCTTTGTTGCATCTGTGAGTCCATCTCCGCCATAGCCTTCTTGCAGATATTTCAATCCGCGTTCTGCGTTTGCTCGGATAAATGCTGGCGCACTCAGATCTACTGCCCTGTTGCTTACTTCTCCGCCTGGTTCCATATCCTCTGAAATTGATATTGCAACCATCTGGTCTATTGCGTCTTGCTTATTTTCGTGGCATCCGATTGTCGTATATGTGCCGTCGGTTTCTTCTTTGACGGTTGCCCATCCTGCGCAGTCGCTCTGGCTATCGCTTATGAAATATGGCATTTATTCCACCTCATAAACCGATGCTGGATCTGCTGGATCGATAGTTGAGACTTGCTGTAGCTGGCTGCTTGGCACGCCTGTGTGTGTCATCGCTGGCAATCCTACGGCTTCTGTTACTGCCTTTGGATCAAAGCCGACCTGGATCAGAGCTGCTGCTATCTCTGCGCGTAGCTTGAGTCCTACGTCGCGTGCGTCTGCTGCGTCGATGTTCTGTAGTGGCACTCGGTACTGATCGCCTGCTTCGCCTAGCGGTGCTAGATCTTCTACGGATCGCACATCGTTTAGGGATAGGAAGCCTTCGCGCAATCCCTTTGTGTACGCATCGAAGCGTTCTAGCGTCGTTCCGCGTAGTAGTGCGTCCAGATTGAATTTAATAAATCCTTCTGGTTCTGGAAGTAATGTTGAAAGTGCTTGTTCCAGTCTTTCCAGTAATGGGCGAAGGCTGTGCTGTACGAATGAAAGGTTCTGCGCTTCTACGCTGGCGAATGACATTGAGCCGGCGACTGGGTGTCCGAGGAGGCTTAGTGGAACGCGGAATAATCTGGCAACGTCTTCGACATTGAACCTTCGGGCTTCTAGCAGCTGTGCGTCTGCTGCGTTGAGTGTCAGCGGACGGAAGGTTGCTCCGCCCGAAAGGATTCCGATCTTGCCTGCTCTGTATGGCCCTGTGTGGGTGATGTTCCAGTCGCGTCCGATATCGCTTGCTTGCTCTTCGGTTAATTCGTTTGGTACTTCGATCACTCCGCCTGGGTTTGCCGCGTTGCCGAAGTAGGCAGCTGCGTAGGTGTCTGCTGCCATTGCTGCGCCGATTGTCAGACGAGCTGCGCCGATTGGCCCTAGACCGTATAACGATCCTGGCAAGCGGAACATCGGAATGTGAAGCATTTCCTTATTTGTCAAGATTCTTGAATATGTTCCAACCGAATCACGCATCTTGTAAATGATTGGTTCGCCTGGCCCTAGTCGCTCAATGCGTACGTCGTCTGGGTGAATGCAATAAAGTTCTATCACTTCGTCCATGTCGTCACGCACTGTCAAAATAAATGCGTTTCCATGAATGTTAAGTGATGAGATTACTTGCTCAAAGAATTCCAGCCTTGTTGCTTCTGGGTTTGGACGGTTTATCCATGCTGGCTGTTCTCCGAATGCTGATATGTAAGAGATTCGGTTTCTTCCTCTTCGCACGTATGCGCCAAGTGGAAGTGATGAAATCGTGTCGCCTAACAATCTTACGCAGGAATATACAGTTGACATTCTGATTGCCGAGTCTGCGTTAACTTCAATTCCCGAAGGAGCCATGTACGCCGGGCGTCCAGGGATCAGTGGCTCAACCCATTGGCTGCTGTTGGTATTGGTTCGCTTCTGATCTGCTGCTTTTATTCTCTTTGATAAACTCATCAGTTAGCCTTTTCCGTAATCCAGATTAAGAAAGATCCTAGCGCAATCATCGCAATTGGAAGTGAGAACATCGCAAGTCCTGCGCTGGCTAATGCTACTCCAGTGATCTCTGCGATCAGTGTAAAGTCTATTTTCTTCATTGCGCTCCTAAAGTTCTAGTGAGAAGAATCTGGCTACTGGTTTCTTTGGTTCTGCTGGTTGCGTTGCTCTGTCGTATCCAAAGATACTGGCAACAGCTGCGTCGACTTTGCGTTTGGAGCTTGCCTTTGCCACCATGACTCCGCGTGAAGATTGCTTTGTGACGCAGTTGGAGATGTGGCGAGCAAGGCGTTCATCGCCGTCATGAGTAAAGGATTCATTAACAACGGCTTCGTAAAACTTCTGAGTGGCTGGAACCATTCTTTCGGCTGAGTTTGGATATTGGACAACGGGTAGTCCTTCCTCATCCAAGATCATGAATGTTCTTTGCCATCTTGCTGGGTCAAATACTATTTCCTTGACTGAGAATCTGCCGTCTCTGGCTGTGTCAATAATTGTTTGCTCGACTTCTGCGACCGGCACGTGCCATCCTTGTTCTGCGTCGTCTGGTCTTTCCCAGAGTCCTACGACCATCAAGTGCGGTTTCTCTCCGCCTAGCAGCCATGCCACCAGTGCTGTGCTGTCGTTCGAGAACGCTCCGTCGAATGCCAGGATCACATCTTCGCCTGGCTCTGGCATGCGTTCTTTATCTATCAGCTGCTCCCATGCCCCTGTTGGTAGCCATGCGGTTGCTGTTGAAACGAATGTGTTGGTTCTCTTCGTTCTGAATTCTGCTTCTGGCGTTCTCAGAACTGCGCTTTCGAAATCCTCTGCATCGACAATGTCTGCGAAGCCGGGGTTGGATTCGATCCAGAGCTGCTTGTTTCGGTGATCTCCTTCTGGGTTCTTCGGTTCCCACCAGGCGAAGAAGAACGATGGATCTACCAGTTCTCCCTTTACCAGCTTCTGTCCGTATTGATAAAGCGAATAGCACAGGCTGTCTTGCCCATTTGATTGCGTCTTTACTCCTGCTGTTGTTATGCCGAGGAGAAGTGAATCGGCGCGTGCTCCGCCGGCGAGCGACATAACATCCCAGAGTTCTCGGTTTGGCTGCGCATGCACTTCGTCGAAGATAACGATTGGAGAAGGGTTGAGTCCTTCTTTCGTATATGCCTCTGCTGATAGCACTCGGTAAACGGATCCCTTGTCTTTGTACTCAATTACGTCTTTGTAAAGAGTAAACATTGACGACAGTTCTTCGTCTAGTTCAACCATTCTTCGAGCTGTGCCGAATACGATTCTTGCTTGATCTCTGTCTGCTGCGCACGAATAAATTTCTGATCCGTTGCCGCCAAGTGTTAGCGCAGATAATCCTGCCGATGCTGCGAGTGCGGACTTTCCATTCTTTCGCGCCATTCCAATCAGCGCCACTCTGTGTTTGAAGCGGCCGTCTGATCTGCGTGCTAGTGCGTGATTTAGAAGTTCCTTCTGCCATCCTCGCAAGTCTAGAAGTTGTCCTGCTGGTGCTGCCACTGAGTCTTTAGTTACTCGGCATACTGCTTCGGCAAATTCTGAATAGAGTGGGCCGTCTCCGCGTTTGCGGTCGCGCCAATCTACGGGCGTCAACCAACGCGGTGGCCATGATTCTATTTTTTTACTAGCCACGTGATCGCTGCATTAATTCCTGGATGCGTGTTTGTGCTACTACTTCAGCTAGTCCTAGTCGCGATCTTTCGACCGGGTTGAATGCGATTAGTGAAAGCATGTTTGTGATCTGGTAGTCCAATTGTCTGAGTGCTACGCGATCTCTCCATTCGCCACCGCGAAACACTACGGCGCGTAGTTGGATTCGTTCATCCATAGTTTCGCAGAGCATCATCACTTGCTCGATGTCTGTCGTAGGCGAGATCCATGCGCGTCCTGCTTGCCAGATTCGTTCCCACATCTTTGTGCCTTCTGGCCCTAGTGGGCGCAGTGGATCTGGCGTGTGCTGCGCCATTGGCAGAGCTATTACTTTGCTCTTCTCTGGCAATGGTCGCTTACCTGGGTTCCCCAATTTACGTTTCTGTTCTATCGGTTTGGGTGGATTAGCCATTTTCGCTTCCTATGAAATCGTATGTCTTTCCAGTGAGTTCATTGATTGGTTGAACTCCGGTTAGCAGCTGCCATCGTTTACAGATTACATCTGCGTAGATTGGGTCAAGTTCTACGATCGCTGACTTCATTCCTAGAGAATGAGCTGCGATCAGTGTCGATCCTGATCCGCCGAATGGATCCAGCACTAGCGATTCGCTGTTTGCTGAATTGCTTAGGATTCTGGTTATCAAGTTTACTGGCTTCATCGTTGGATGTTCTGAGTTCCGGCGTGGTCTTGGTTCTCTTATCACTGTTGATGTGCTTCGTGCTGTTTCAATAATGTTTACGAGTTCTGTTTTGCTTAGGGTTTCTAGTTCCTTTGTTGCAAAGTCTAGAACTGTTGAATCGTTGAATGGCCCATACCAAGGATGTGCTGCGCCTGGCTTCCATCCGTAGATGATTGGTTCATGTTGCCAGTTGTAATCTTGGCGGCTAAGTACGAAGTTGTCTTTCACCCAAATCAGTATTTGTTTGAGCATCCATCCTGCACCGGCAAGTGTCGTTCTGAATGCTTGGCCGCTTGAGTCTGCGTGGCAAACATAGATTGGGCATCCTGCTTTCGCGTTCTGGTACATGGCTGCGTAGACCGCGAGCAGGAAGGATTCAAATTCTAGTTCTGTCATTGCGTCGTTCTGGATTGTTAGTCCTTCACTGGTTCCGCCTGTGTATGCGACGTTGTATGGCGGATCTGTGAAGATGCAATCTGCCAGTTTGTTATCTAGCGCCTTTGCCAGGATCGCTGGATCCGTTGAGTCTCCAACCACTAATCTGTGCGGCCCTAGAATCCATACGTCGCCTTCGATGCTGTGCGCCTGGCGTGGTTTGCCTGGTGCTTCATCTAGATCGCCAGTCATCGGTATCTCTTCTACCGGTATTTTCAGAATCTCTGCGATCGCTTCTGCGCTGTAGCCTGCGTCGCTTACCAATTCGGGATCGACGTTTACGAGCTGCGAGATCATTTCGCGAAGCGCTTCTTCGTCGTAGGTTCCAAGTTCCGCTGTGCGGTTATCGGCTAGTGCGAATGCTTTAGCTGTGCTGTCGTCATCGTCTGTCCAGACGACCGCGATCTCTGTCCAGCCAAGTTGCTTCGCTGCTTTCCATGTGTGGTTGCCGGCGATGATGGTTCCGTCGCTGTGTCTGGCCACCACCGGCTTTCGCTGTCCGAAGCGTTCTAGCGATCGGGCTACGGCGGCCACGTCGCCTATGCGTGGGTTTCCTGGCAGTGGATGCAGATCGTCGATCGGCGTTGCCAGAGCTTGCAGGTTTTCATTGATCATATTTCCCCCTTGTTTTTATTCTATCGTGCCAACCCTAAAAATCCCTGAACTGCGCAGATGTGCGAAGTCGGGGCGTCGGGGTGAAC